CTGCCTGTGCCGCAGCGCTGCAGCGGTCCTGAAAGGCATACGCGGCTTCAGGGATACGTGACCACCACTTCAGAGGCATCACACACCCCGGTACAGCAGGCGCAGCACCATGTCATTGTGCTTGCGTGCTTCAGTCAGCATGGTGAGCAGGGCAACGTGTGCTTCATCCTGCGCTGCATCGGTCAGGCCACTTGCGAGCGTGGCGCCGTTGCAGCCAGGGCATACAACGTACTCGTCATTGCTGGTGTAGAGCAGCTGCGCGCTGCAGTCGGTGCGGCAGACCGGGCAGCGGCAGCGTGCCATGTCAAGCAGCATCGCATCAGTGTCAACGTCCTGCTCAATGTCGGCAAGCCATGACAGGTCATTGTCTCCAAGCAGCTCTGTGATGTCAGTCAGCAGCAGCGCCTGCGCATCCGTCAGCGCAGGCAGGTTCTGCAGGTCATTGGCAGCGTCAGTCAGGTGCTCTGCAATGGCTGCGTGCATGTCGTCAGCGTCAAAGCGCAGGTAGTCAAGCTGTGTCTCATGCAGCACCTTGACCACTGCTTCTGTGATGGTTGCGCAGCCTGCAATCAGGTCAGCAGTGTCAACGCTCAGCAGATAGTCAGCCGCATCATCAAGCGGTGCGTCAAAGCCAGGGTCAGGCAGGTGCAGGTCAGGGTTGGGCAGTTTGGTGTTCATTGCTGTGCTCCTTCAGTCTTGAACAACACAATACATATACCATGCGGCAGAAGACTGAAGCAACCCCTTCCTGATACTTTTCCGGGCACCTTCCCTGACCGTTTTAGGGTACCTTCAGAGCATGCCCAGCAGAGTCAGCCCAGAACGGCGATTATATGAGAGCGCGCGCGATCGTGACTTAGAAGGTGTCTTCAGCGGCCTGATGTTGTTGGTTGCTGAAGCGCTGTATAGGGGCGATGAAATGCCCGCCTATACGATACCTGCGCTGCGCCAATGGGTCAGCCTGGAGCGCGGCAGGCTGCAGCATGGACCGCCTGAGATAGACACTACGGCAGCACAGGACATTGAAGAGATGAGCGCTGTACTGGCACTGCTCAGTGGTGGGGAAGATGGGTAAGTACCGGTACAAGTGGCATCAGAGCACCTGGTACACGTGGCGCAGCGAGACACAAACCACGCACCGACAGGTCAGGCAGCTTGCTGCTTTCAAGTTTCGGTGGCAGTGCAACCGCGCATCAAACGGCGAGCTGCTTGCAGAAGGCATCTGCACAAGCAGGGAAGAGGCACAGGCAGAAGCTGACAAAGTGGGGGTCACTCTGCTGATGCCTTGACACATACAGAAGGAAGGAAGGACATGAACACCAAAGAAGAGCCGATACCTGATGACCTGATGACCTATGAAGCAGCGGCACAGGCTGCCGGTGTGCCGTACGGCACCGTCAAGTCCTGGGCAGTCACAGGGCAGCTGCAGCGCTGGTATCAGACAGCAGCTGCTGACCGCAGAGGGGCCTGCACAGTCAGGCCGCACGTCAGCTTGCACCAGGTGCGGCAGCGTGCTGGCCTGCTGCCGGTAGAGCCTGCGCAGGTGCAGCTGCTGCCTGACCCTGCACCCGCTGCCGTGCTGTCAATGCCTGACCCTGCGCTGCGCACGCTTGCGCTTGTGCGTGTGGCTGACCTGACAGGTGCGCTGACCATCCTGCGCAGGCAGTGCCCTGATGCTGTGACCGCTGACATGGTTGCACACCTTGCAGATGACCTTGCGTGGCTTCAAGGCAAGCTGTGACTGCCTACCTGCCCGCGTCAGTGCCTGACCAGCTCCGGCAGCGCATGGCAGCCAGTCTGACCAGCTGCGAGCAGTTTGCACGGCTGCACCAGGTGGCAGACAAGGACACAAAGAAGCCGGTGCCCTTCAGACCTCTGCCGATGCAGCGCAAGATATTCAGAGCGGTCAAGGCAGGGCACAAGCGCATAGCGGTCATCAAAGCGCGGCAGGTAGCTGCAACCACGGGCTGCAAGATGGTGCTGCAGCATATGGCGTACACCACACCGCACGCTGCGATGATGGCCCTTGTGAGTATGCGCGCTGACTCTGCTGAAGCGCTCCTGCGTGAAAACCGCAGATGGCTTGAAGACCTGCCGCGCTTCCTGCGCAGGGGGCTGAAGGTCAGCAACGCAGGTGAGCTTGTGCTTGAAGACACAGGCGCCAGCATCAAAGCCTTCACCACCAGGTCAAAGACCGGCCTGCGCTCCTTCCAGCCTGCCGCTGCCGTGGTCAGTGAGTTTGCGTATGCTCCCAATCAGAATGAGGTGCTGAAGCAGGCTGACGCTGCCGTTGGTGATGCGGGCCTGCTCATCATCGAGAGCACAGCGCAGAACCCCGGTGACCGCTTCAGCAACATCGTGCGCGGTGCCCCTGACAACGGGTGGCATCTGCTCACAATGTGGTGGCATGAGCACCCTGCGTACGCTGACCATGACTACCCTGACAGCTTTGCAAGCTCCATCAGCAGTGCAGAGCAGGCAGAGCGTGAGCGGTACGGGCTGACACTGGCACAGCTGTACTGGCGCAGGCGCAAGGTGCTGCAGCTGGGCCTGGAGAACTTCCGCATCGAATACCCTGCCAGCCTTGAAGACTGCTTCCTGAAGCGTGAAGGCGCTTGGTTCGACGCAGCAGAGCTACAGCGCATCGAACCGATAGACAGCAGCACACCGCAGCGGCAGATTGAAGCACCGCACCCTGCTGACCGCTATGTGGTCGGTGTTGATGTCGGTGGCGGTGTTGGTGGAGACTACAGCGCGCTTGTGGTGGTCAGTGTGGGCACCATGCAGCCGGTGTACGTGCAGCGCAGCAACACCGTCAGCCCCCGCCACTGGGCACATGAAGTGGTGCGCGTAGCTACCCGCTATAATCATGCCCTGGTGCTCACAGAGAGCAACAACCACGGCCACGCTGTGCTTCTGGAGCTTGACCACTGCGGATACCGGTATCAGTGGCGCAACCCTGCCACCGGCAAGCCCTGGGTAACCACGGTGCAGTCAAAGCTTGACGCGCTGAGCACTCTCCGTGACCACCTTGAAGTCATCACCAGGATGGACCGCGCTCTGTGGTTGGAGCTCCGCAGCCTGACAGTGCCTGCAGGCAAAGCAACGCCTGAAGCGCCACCCGGCAGTCACGATGACCTTGCTATGTCCTGTGCTCTGGCCTATCGTGCGCTCAGAGATGTGCCCCCTTCATGGCGCAGCGAGGGTATAGCAGCAGTGAAGCACAGAGCGCAGCACCTGATTGGTCAGGCACGCGCGCGCCGATTGAAGAACCACGGTATGCCGTTCTAAAGGGAAGCAGATGAAGCCTGAAGAGATACAGCGGATACTTGCACAGCACGATGCCTATTGGGATGACTGCCGGGCAGAGCTACGGCAGCAGAAGGCGTTTTACATGACGCGCTACTGGAAAGAGCGCCTGCAAGTGCCGTACGGTGACCGCAGCCAGGTGCTGCGCACCGAGCTGCCAAAAGGGTACGCCGTTGTTGAGAGCTACCTCGGCAGCCTGTATGCAAAGAACCCTGCCGTCATCGTCGGGCCTGACATCAGAGGAAGGGGCAACCCTGAAGTCAGTCAGGCCACTGCAAACCGGTATCTGCTGACGGTCAGGGAACAGGTAGAAGACGCAACCCGGCTTGCGCTGGTGTTCCCTTGCTCGTTCCTGAAGCTGCAGCCCGTTGCCAATGTTGACCCCTTGAAGCGCATCAGCGCGGCAGCGGTCCCACCCTGGGAAGTCATCGTTGACGCTACCGCCTCATCGTGGGACGCGCAGCGCTACGTCGGGCACGTGTACCTGATGCCGCTTGATGAAGCCGCTGCGCGCTACAGCAGGCGCCGTGACGGGTTCAAAGCACGCACCTATACGAGCTGGATAGAGCAGCAGGAGCACACTGCAAGCCCTGACAGCACGTACGGCATGGCAGTGACCGATGAAGGGCAGTGGGTACGTGTGGTGGAGATGTATGACCTTCAGGATGACCGTCTGCTGGTGTGGTCACCGGACTTCAAAGACGGTGACCGGTACCTGTTCAGCGGTGTGAAGGTGCAAGTGGGTGCCCTTGACCCTGATGCGGGCTCTGAAACGGGGCTTGAAGACCTGCAAGCGGAAACTGAACACGTAACCAGCGGCATACCGTACAAGTCAGCGTCAGGCAGGCCAGTGGTGCCCATCATTCCGCTGTACTTCTCCAGAGACCCTGAAGTACCCCTGCGCGGCTACGCACTGCTTGCGCGCATCCATGACCAGCTGCGTGAAGCCAACGTCATGCGCACCTATCAAAGCCAGGGTGTGCGGCGCATGGCTCGACAGTGGATGGTCAGGCAGGGCTTCTTGTCTGATGAAGCTGCAAGCAAGATGGCGCAGGGGCTTGACGGTGAATTCATTGAAGTGGACGCACCGCCTGGCACACAGATAGCCGGTGAAATTGTGCCGGTGCCCAATCCTCCGATACCGCCTGACATCACCCTGTACGGGCAGCAGGTGCTGCAGGACATCAATGACGCAGGGCTGCTTGCGCCGTTCACACGTGGTGAAGCCACCGGCAGCACAGCCACTGAACAGCGCCTGCTTGCTGCGTACACGTCAAGCGAGATTGGCAGAATGGCCCGCATCCGTGATGCAGTCATCAGCGGTATTGCGCGCACGTACAACGTCATGCTGTCCGTCATGCTCGGTGAAGAAGCAGAGCCCCTGACGCTGCCCAATCCCATCGGCCCGACAATGCTCAGCGCAGATGACCTGACGGGTGACTTTGAATACTTCGCCGTTGACTCTGGCAGCACGCCGATGTCAGACCTTGCTAAGCAGCAGGCACTGGTCAGCAACGCACCGCTGCTGCTGCAGCTCGGTGTGCCACCTGAGAAGATCAAGGCAGAGCTTGTGCGCGCGTTTGGCTTCCCTGAAGACTTCAATGAAGCCATGCCTGCGCCGATGCCTGCCCCTGCTGAAGCCGCACCGCCTGCCCTGGCAGCACTGCCGGGCCTGCCCCCTGAAGGAGTGATGTGATGCCTTTGAAAGAGAAGATGAAGGACAACCGCGCTGATGTGGTCATTGTGGCTGAGCAGGCAGATGACCTGCTCGGTGACACCCTGTCTGACCTGATCCCCACACCAGAGAAACCATACAAGGGGCAGGTGGTCACGCAGCTTGCTGAAGCAATCCGCAAGGTGGTTGCGCTGATGGATCGCGAGCTTGACGCACGTCCGTACAAGGGGCCTGTGCCAGAGCTTGACCCTGACCTGGTGCGCTACCTTGCAGCCACGCTTGAAGCTGCGGCTGACTTTGGCAAGCCTTCACCGGTCAGCCCTGAACAGGTGCGCGGTGACAATGAGCTCATTGTCATCACTGAGCACCTGCTGCGGCTTGCCGCTGACAGGGACTTCCGAGAGTTTCTTGATGAGGAGCTTGATGAAGAAGTTGCCTTTGATGATGAAGACATGGTGCCAATGGATGAAGAAGAAGACATTGACGCCATGCTGATGCGCAGGCTGTAGCGGTGGCTATCCGCAGCCTGCGCGCCATACTGCAGGGGCTTGGCTTAGCACCAAGCCGTCAGCAGCGTCAGCAGAAGCCGCTGAAGCTCTCCGGCACAGGCAGCAAGTCAAAGCTGACCAGTGCCATTCAGCAGCATCTGCCGGTGCGCTTTCACTACAGGCCGACCACAGAGCCGGGCAGGGTCGGTCAGCGCACAGGCGTGCCGTATGCCATCTTCCAGAAGAACGGCAAGCGGTACCTGCACCTGTACACAGAGCCCGGCAGCGTCAGTCAGCGCGGAGGCTTGGCTGCATGGCGTACTTTCAGGCTTGACCGCATTAGCAACGTCAGGCTGCCACGTGGTGACCGTGCTTCAATGGTCCTGCTCGGCAGCCGCACTGCACCGGGCTTCAATCCATCGTGGTACCGGCGCGCAGTGACTGCAGTGGTGGTCAGGCCACGCAACCCAATAGGAAGGTGATGACATGGAAGAGCAGAGCACAGCAGAGGTAGTGCAAGCGCCTGCAGAAGCAGAGCAGGCAGAGGTCAGTGAAGAGCAGGCACCAGGTGCTGAAGCTGCAGCAGCTGCTGAAGCAGAAGCTGAAGCGCCACCTGAACGGGGCTGGTCTGACACACTGGCGTATCTGGAGAAGGTTGACCCTGATGCGTACAAGCACGCGCGCAACATGCGGGCAGACTACACGCGCAAGACACAAGCACTGGCAGCGCAGCGCAAGGAGATAGAAGCGCAGGCTGACCTGCTCAAACAGCAGGAGCTGCGCATACAGCAGATGATGTCAGCCCTGACAGGCTCTGACCCTGAAGACCTGCCAGAGTATGACCCCTTCCAGCCAGAAAGCGTCATCGCTCACACGCGGCAGCGGATCTATGAAGAGCACATCAAGCCGCTGCAGCAGCAGGCCGCTGAAGAGCAGGCCCGGCTTGACCTTGCCAAAGTGCAGCGTGAGCACCCGGACATCTTTGATGAGCCTGAAGTTAAGGCTGAGCTTGTGGCCTTCCTGAAGGAGCGCCCCACTTACAAGCTGACTGACGGCATTGAAGTCATCCGCGCACGTCTCGCACAGCGTGAAGCGCAGGCGCAGGCAGAGCGCAGGGCAGCACAGCGCACAGCAAGCCGCACAGCAGCCCTGACAGCCACCGCAGGCGCTAGGCGCAACAGCGGCAGGCTTGCCAAGCCGTCACGCAAGGAGCTGCGCACAATGACCGCTGCTGACATCCTGGCACTATCTAAGGAGCTTGACCGGCAGCGCTGAAGCCGGTAGTGTGCAGGCATAGCCCTGAAGCAGCGGTACACGTCCCGAGCACACCGCACGCGGCAGGGCAGCCACTGCAGACGCAGCACGGTACATCATCGAACCATCAAAGGAGATAGGCATGGCAGCGCCTTCTTCGGTATCCAGTACCACCCTGCGGCTGCTCATTGACAAGCTGCAGGACAACAGTTTCATCGCGCACCCGCTCTTCAAGGCCATTGAAGAGGCAGGCAACCTGAAGCGCGTGACCGGCGGTCAGCGTGTGGAGCAGCCCGTCATCATTGGCGAGCAGAGCAGCGGTCTGACGCAGGTGTCCAGCGGATGGGAGCCAACCCCGCTGAACTTCTCTGACCCGTTCCTGACGGCTAACTTTGAATGGTGCGATATCATCGACCATGTTGGCTTGAACATCGTGGAGAAGACCAGCAACAAGGGTGAGCTTGCACGCGTCAACATCCTTGAAAGCAAGATCCGCAACCTGATGATCAACATGCGTCAGACCATCACCAAGCGCATCTTCCAGGGACCGGTTGCAACCTCCGGCCCTGCA